CGTAATCATCTGAGCAAAATCAGTAGCTGCCTCATCTATTTCTTTTGGAGGATTGCCAAGGATTTCTCCCATTCTTTTTAATCCAATTTGCTCTGCTTCATCAACTGTTTTTTTACTTTCTATAGCGGCTCTTTTTGCTTGCTGGCTAGATCTAAATGCTTGGGCATATAGCTCGGCTCTGTATCCCATGGTTTTGAATATTTCATCCATGGCCATAATAGGACGGCCACCAAGTAGGGTTACAAAATTAGCGTAAGCATTAATGCCTTTTACTAAACTCTCATGCTCATATCCATAATTTCTAGCATCGAATATTTGGTTCTGTCCTTCTAGCTTTGTTCCGGCATCGCTCATAATATCCATGCCTTCGCGCATTTCCCTGGTGGTGCCTGTCTTTAATGCTGTCCAACCTAAACCAAACCCCTCCCTAAAAGAATGCACAATGCCGGCCAACATAGCAGCTGACTCTCCCAGCTCAACCTCACTGGTTAAACCAACTGCACGCTTTGCTGTTCCAATACCTTCAGCAAGAGCTCTAGTAGCTACAGAGCTAGCAAGAAAAGTTACGTTGCTTGATAGATTGGTTACATGAGTACCAAGCGCAGACAACAAACCATTCTTATACGTTCTGTCCCATAGATCACCAACAATCCCAACTTTAGATACCTTATTAATTAACCCTTCTTTGGCTGCGTCATCGCTAAGCATGACAAACTTATCCACCAGTATCTTTAGGTTTGCAGGTATCTGAGGATCAGCAAGCATTGTTTTCATCTCAGCATCATTAACTCCAGGTATCTTTACGTTTTTGCCGTTAAGAATATCTTGAGCCATGGCTGGACTAACATTGATCCTGCCGGCTGCGGTAGCTTGGGCTCCAGCTGTACGCATGCCAATGTATGTATCCAATATGGAATTGTGAATGCTTAACACTCTAAGCAACTGTGCCTGATTCTCTGGTGTTAATCCTTTGGTATAGGCATCAATTGCCAGCTGCTCAAAGTCTTTAGCATTCTTAGCAAGCGCAAGCCTGGATCTCACAACATCAGTTGGCATCTCAGCATATTGCTGCTTCATTGATTCAAGATCTGCTAATACATCACGGCTAAAACCTTTGGCTTTAGCGTCAGCAATCAGCTCTTCAAAGGTAACCTTTTCTACCTTGACTCCACTTGATTGAGCCAGCGCATCAACCACCTGCTTAAAATCCTCTGGGCCATCAATACGATCAAGATTAACCAACGGCTTTGGAATGACAGCGCCTGGTGCCGGTGATGCGGCTGTTAATGTTTGCTCTACATTCTCAAGTTGGCCAGGCAATTGCTGGAGCTCGGCAGCCGTCTTTGGCTGCGCTTTAACCTTTGGCTTGGCCACAGGTGCAGCAGTAGGCATAGGCGGCACTGGAGCCCCACCAGCAACGCCAGGAGGTGTAGCAGTAGGGATAGGTGGGCTAGCAGAATTAAGCGCTTTAGCGGCTTTAGCATCTTGGCCGGCTTTGTAAGCCTTGCCACCCTTGGTAAGCATTTCAGTTATTGCACTTATGGGGCCGGCAACCTGGATGGTTTCATTATCGCCAACCTCTGTTGGCTCAATGCTAGGCACAATGCTGTCTGGTGTAGTCTCACCCAGCATTAGATCTAGGCGGCTATCAAGGGATGCTTTAAGCGTCATTATTCAGCTCCTGGTGTGGGAGCTTTACCGCCCCCAGTTACTTCTTGACCTGAGAGGATTCCCGCTTTCCGACCGCGCCGGTCAGATACAATTCCTGAAACCCCTTGTTGGACTTCTCCGCTTGGATTTGATTGCGAAGAACTTGCACCAGAGGGTCTTGCTCCCCCTTGCGCTTGATCAGCCTGTCCAGCTGTTCTTGCAAGGTACTCATCGTAGTCACTCCTAAAATAAACTTTTGTATCGTAGTATACCAACCTTGCATCAGACACATCGCTGCCTTTTAGTATATCACCAACGATATCTTGGAACAGGTCTTCTTTTTGTTGAATGATTGCAGTTCGATTGGCTTCTGTAAACGCATCATCAAATTCTGGGATGTACTGGAACCGCAGACCGTTTAGACCAGCTGTGTCAGCGCCGCCGGCTTTGGCTTGCACATTAATACGATCATTGAATCGCATATCGGTGACATAAGTAAAACCGTCCACTCCGTACTCTCGAAGTTTTGCCGTCACTTTTTCCATCTGTTCAGGCGTAACTTTTTGCTTAAAGTATATTTCGACTCCTGGGCGAGCATTGGGGGTAGAACCATTCCGCAAGATTTTGGAAATAAACACAGCGTCTTGATCATACGCTTTACCTTGCTCAACCAACCTTTGCTCTAACGAAGCAGGATTAAAATTCTGTCGCGTTATAAACTCAGCGTTAAGAGCACGCTCTGTTTGAGCCATAAATGAACCGTATGTATTAGACAAGTTGTAAGTTACAACACTAGGATCGGCGCGAACAACATCATCAAACTCTGCCGCTAACTCTGCTTGTGCGTAGTTACTCATTGGACGGTTTGGCCGTTCGCCAGATACTCCTAATGTGTATCGGTTAACGTCAGCTTGCATTGCAGAAAGCTGCTGTTGTTTTGCAGGTTTCTGGCTATCAAACGCCGCTTTTGCTTCTTGTACACGAACAGCGTATTGTTGATCTGTTTCTGTCTTGCGTTGTGCCGGCGGCCTAAATCCAGAATTTATATCACGACGAAGATCTTTAACAGCCTGTTGGTTAGCAGCGCCAGCAAGTGACATTTCAAAGTCAAGCGAGCCACCTTCACCGGCTTTGCTCGTCCAGCCGTTGTTTGTCCACTTCTCTTTTTCAATAAACCAAGCGACAGCCTGCAAATCATCTGGGCCTAAATCACCAATCTGCGGCGCGACCCCTTTAATAATTCCGCTGTTATTAATCTCTTGCGCAGTTTCTTTAAACACATCCTGACCAAAACCAAATTCGCTTCCCACTTTTGGCTCATACAAGGTCGAGCCTACAAGGTGCTTTCCTGCCACTCCTTTTTCAGCTGGTGGCGGTATGCGTGGCAGATCTGCTAAACGCCGCAACATTCGTGCAGCCCACACATCAATCGTTGCCTCATTAGTAAGGCCAATCAGATTGCCTGTAAAGTTTGGTGTTTTTGGTGAGTCGCCTGTTTTAACAGCGCGGAACATGTCAAGCAAGGCACCCATAGAGGATGGGCTGTTTGCATTAAACAGCTGACCGCTTGCTTTTGTAATTAGAGGGAATTTTCCTTCTTTAAAAAGCTGAGTCAGTGTTTCAGCATCTATTGGCAAACCGGCATTCAACCTGCTTTCGTAGGCGCGAAGTTCAGTATCGTATTCGCCTCTAGAAAATCTTCTTAAAATCTCAATGGCATTATCAAAGTTTTGCTCAACGCCTGTTTGAGCTGAAGTGGTGCCAAGTACGTCAGCAAAAACATCGCCAGTGCTGCCAAACTCAGCACGCAGCCTGTCGCGCATTGAGCGATACCAGCTTGCCTGAGAAAGAATGTTGATGGCAGATTGATCGTTAGCTTGGGCTCGATTAACAACTTCCTGCACTTCATCAAAAAGCCTCGACGAAAGAGTCGCTTGCCATAAATCTTTTGGCACACCTTCAGGTGGTGTATGGAAATCATATGGAATTTTTGACGCTTCCACTTTCGCAATAGCGTCACCAGCTTTTGATTCTTTAAAAGTAACTTTGGATGCTTCAATAGGCACCCATCCATCTGCCTCTGGATAATTTGCGTGCATGTCATTGATGACTTTAGTGGCAGCTTTTTTTAATGCTGGCTTACGTCCTGCAGCATTAGTTACTACTGTGCGTTCTGCGCGAGTAAGATCAGATGCGCTGCTAACTGCTTGTCCTGTAGGAACAACATCCATAATCATGCCGCTTTTACGCAATCCACTTTCCATCATATTGGCGGCAGTAGGTGCCAATGCTGTACCCACAGCTTTAGCCCCCTCCAAAACTTTCTTTGTTCCTTTAACATAACCACCTGGAGCTACTATTTCACCAATACTTTCATAAGGATTTTTTCCTTCATTAACCATACCAACATTTGCGTCTAACCATTTTTTAATTTCATCAGTTTTAGGCAAAATAGTTTTTTGTTGTATGCCACGCATAAACGCTTGCATTTTATCTTCACCTGCACCGCGATTAAATATCTCAGCCACGCCTCGACCAATCATTTCAAAGTCACCACCAAGGCCAACAAAACTTTGCCCTACTCCCTTAACTGTTGCTGCACCCATATCAAGCATTGCGCCCAATGGTTTCTCTAATCCACCAGCCGCCTCAGATTGCTGCTTAGTAACACCAGCACGACCAAGACGTACACCGGCATCAGTCATTGTAGATGATGGACCAGCGGCCAGCTGCATACCTTCCAGGCTAGGCTCTTCTGGCTCTAGAGGTGGATAGTTAACGTCAAGGTAGTGGTTAACAATTGCATCTTCAAGTTTTGAGTAAGCCATTAGTTACCACCATTTATTATTTTTTGTTTCTTTATCAACATATCAACATCACCATCTTTTAATTTGTATTTTGTTTTTAAGGCATCAATGTTTGTTGATCCGTCAATAACTATACTAGAAGGTAATTTACCAGACCGAATAAGATCCGCAGTTATACCTTCTATTGATTTTCTAGCAGCATTCTTTGTTATGTCAGCTTTATCTATTGCTTCATATTTCTCTTTAGCTTTTAAAGCTAATTCATTATATGGAACTTCAACACCAGGACTAATTTTCCTAAACTCTTTAATATTGTTTTCGTAATAAGAAAGTATACTTAGTTCCTTTTTAATTTTTGGCTCATCGTCTTTTGTTGCAAATGTTTGAACTTGATCTGGAGTGCCAGCAAATCTGCGAATTAATCGCCTAGCTTCAGCATCATCTTTTTTTACGCCATCCAATAACCGACTGTTTAACCTAGCAAACTGAGTGCCGTTTATGCCCATGCGCTGAGTTATTCTTTTTAACTGATTAGAATCAGTAATGTCTCCATATACAATTTGGTTTTCTATGGCTGCGAATGCATATGGATCACCTTCTTTAGTTTCCGGCTTTAGAAAATGTTCAATTTGCTCTATAGATAAAACACCCATATTTGTTAACTCAACAGCTATGCCGCGCTTTTGCTGAGCTGATGTTTTGGGGTTGTGATAATCCAACAGCAATGTATTTGCTTTTTTAGCATTTGAATCTTTTAATGCTTTGTCTGCGTCTTGCTGTTCTTGTCTACGATAAGAAACAATAACATTAAATTCTTTGCTTATATCTTCAATCGCCTTTGAGTCTAACTGTAAACTTTGCAAGACAGGACTAAGTTTTCCAAGATTGCCGGAAAGAATATTGGACATTGTTTTTGGAAAATCTTTTATGTAATCTTCTTTGCGTAATTCTTTTTTAATTACATCAATTTTTAATTGTCTAAAATCTTTTTCAAAATCAGAAATATATTTTTGAGATTTTTCAACACCAACATCAAGTAATGCTTTTTGCCTTATTATGTTTAATTCTGTATTTCCTATAGTATCCAAACTTTCTGGATTTGTTCCCGCATGGCTTACAAGCAATGCCAATTTTTCTTGATAATATTTAACAAAGTCTGTTTCTCGTGTGCGTTTATTGTATTCAGACTCTGCTTTTAATGCTGATTTATATACAGTATTACCGTGAGTTGCCATTGTTGCGTTGTAGCGCATTGCAGCCGCTGGATCTACTCCAACTAAAACTTCATAATGTGCATTTGTTATTGTGTTTAATTTATCAATTATATTTTTAGATGATGCGCTAGCATCGCCACGGTCAATGCCTTCTAGCATTTTTACCATTTCAGAAACACCTTGTTGCTCAAACTTAAAAGCCAACTCAGCACTTCTAGCTTTAATTACTGCTTCATTAAACTTGCTAGGAATCATGCTTGCGAAACTTTTTTCAACCTTGCCATTTCTAATAATTCTTCCAGCGCCAATATCTAAATCTATTCCTCCCTTCATATCAATTAATTGTTGTTCAGTAATTTGATTTTCAGCAGCCCATTTAAGACCTTCTTCTGAGCGTAACTTGCCGGCATACTCAAATAAATTAGAGCTCATGCGGTCAAGTAATTGACCCATTGCTTGGCCATATTCTGCTTCAACTTTTCCAGCAATATACTGTACAGGCCGAGGCTCAATCTGACGCATAGGAACACCGCCCTGTTGTTGGCGTAATTGTATGTTTCCTGAATCTACTCTAGTAGTGGCCATATTTATCTCAACCTATTATTTGGGTGCTTTTTGTTGTTCCGCTTGTTTTGCTTGTTCGCCGTAAACAGTAGTGCCAAAATTAACCAGGCCAGCACCCAATGTATATGTACTCATTAAACCGCCTGTGCGTTTAGTTGCTGCAGCTGCTTGCGTGTACTGTCCAGCCTGGGCTCCAGCTGCATACCTGTTCATTATGTTTTGGATTTCTGTAGACTCAAGCATTGCGCTAGCATCTTCGAATCCTAGTACCCTTGCAGCCAATGCATTGAAATCAGCAACACCAACATCCATTAGTGCAGCTTGTGTATTTTGTTGTTGGATAGCAAGCGCACTACCGCCACCATAATCAATACCATTAGCAGCAGCTCTAGCACGAACAGCAGCATTTGATTCGCGCTCTCTTCTTAGAATTGTATTGCCGGCAATCTTCCAGTTTAATGCTTCTGTTTTTGCTTTTTGCAATAAACGTCCAGCCTGGATGGCACCATACTCAGAATCAAGATCTGCGCGTACATTAGCAACCTCAAGCGCGTTCCTGGCTTGCAAAAGATAGCTAGTCTGCTGACCAATTGCTTCTGCTTTTTTTGCTTCACTAGAAGCATATGCTGTTAGTAATGCACCAGCAGCAACAAACATTCCTCCTGTTGGAGTTGGAATTGGGGTTGTTGCTTGGACTGGAGTTATATATGGCTGCGGCATATCAAGTTCCTGAATTTACTGCGACTCGGTAATCAAGACCAAGCAATGTCATCTTTAGCGGCAGGTTTTGCTCCACCTCGATTGCCTGTTCTCTGCTATACCCAAGCACGCCATTAACTATTTTAATGCCTGTATATGTAGGCTCGGCAGCATCAAGCATAGGATTATCAAATAACCTAAACGCTACTGGCTGAGAATTAATAATCATGTGTTGCGTATCTTTTAAAACAGCACTGATTTCTACAATGCGCTTTTTAAAAGATAACCTAGTGCCAGTTTGCAACTTAATGTCTACCGGCATTGTTTTAACGTAGACAGTCATTGGCAAACCAACTTCATAGCTGGTTGTGCTTGCCCTATCAAAAGTAACCACGCCACCGCCACTTACAGTTTCATTTGATTGCGGTATGCCATCAGTAATTACATTAAGAGCTTTAGCAATATGCGGTAAGCCTGTAGCAGTAGCAGCAGCACCACCAGTAAAAGAGCAATCTGTAAAGACATCGTAACTAAATAACTCAATAAAATATCTATCAACTGAATTAAATCTTCTTTTTGTTACTGCGTATATCTCAGTAACATCTACGCCAACATCAATAAAACTACCATCAGTAATAAATTCAGATGGAGCAGTAATCTGCTGTGATCGCATGACAGAAAATGCAGCCATACTTCCATCAGTATCATTTGTCATCAACAGCAAATCTGCTTCCTCTGTGCTGGACGCTCTACGCAGTGCAATCCGTTGCGGAGACTTTAGCAAGTGGCCAGACATTAGCGATATGCGCTGGGTGATGTATGTCAGCTGAGAGTCAGAGAACACAAACTCGTTTAAGGATTTACCTTGGCGCTGAATGTATACGGTTCCAGTATCAACAGATTGCACCCTGGTGCCAGGCTTCATTCCGTTTCTTGATACGTTCTTAAAAATAAATGTTAGCGGCGTAACTGGATCAGTAGCATTTTGCGGCACATAGAATTCACCACCAGTAGTAAATACTTGGAAATCTCGAGCGCTTAAAATGTCAGTAATTACGTTAAGATCATTAGTATCTAGCGTGGCCTCAACAGCATCATCATCAAGAGATTCTGTCGGCACAAAATCAAAAAACAAACCGATCTTGCTGCCCCATATTGTTGATGGCCTAGACTTTGAGCCCCCAAAATATAAACGACCTTCGTGGAAACTTACAGTTCTCTGCCAGCCTTTGGTGCTCGACCACACATCCTCATAACCACTTTCTTTTTCCCACGATCCATTGGCAATAGCTGTGGTGTTAAAGAATGGATATTCGGTAATTACGTTCACAACAGTTGTGCTTACATACTGAATAATCTTTGCTCTACCCTGTGGTGTTGCGTTGATGTACTGGTTAACATCACCTGCGCTAAATACTGCAGATGATGCTGTCAAGGTAATGTTTCCAGATACCGCACTTGGAGTAAGCGTGCCAGCCGGATTGCTATAAGCAATAGTAAATGCATACTTAGGTATGCTGTCAAACGTGATGGTGGTTGCAGTCCAGGTAGCATCAGTGCCACCGCGCACAATCTTTACCGGCTGCAGATCTGGGTGGACAACAATCAAAGTATCAGCTGATTGCGTCCAGCACATATCATCAACCATATCTGATGTGATGCTGGTGGTCAGATAATTATTTGCCCCACCATTGATGGCAGCAATTACAGCGCCATTTTTAATAACGTACATTCGCTGGTGCGTAAAGCACAGCATATAAGAATCGGAAACAGAGAATTGAAACGGCACCAGACGCACGCCATTGCCGGCACTAGGTGTACTGCTATTAGGTAGCTCCAAGATATGCTTGGTGCCTGGTCTGCGCCTTAACCCGCCTTGTGGCTGGATCAGTACATTAGTGGCTTTGGCCAGTGCGTTATTGTATTGATCGAGTTCTATCCTGGATCGCAGCAATGGATCCAGCTCACCTGTACTGAAGTTAGACTGAATGTCAACAAAGCGCGGCATTAATTCCTCACTGCAATTAAGCTGAAATCCTCGATAATTCTAATCGGGTTACTCTGGCCATCCACCTGCATACACTGCCTAAAATAACCACCTCGGCCATTCTCGGATGGATCGCCAACAGCAACGCTACGCCATTTGGTAGACTTCTCTTGCTGCTCGGTAATCGATTCTGCTATGTGCCAGGCAACCATGTATTTCAACAGCTGCACAAAGTATGCTGGCATCGCAAATTCTGCAACGCTATATTGGTAGTCAATATAAACGCTGGTTAGATTTGTCAGCATTTGATCGCCCTGAATCTCCCAATCTTTTTGCACTGGAGCGCCAACGGATGCCGAGTTATATACAGCTCTTGGACTAGCAATGCGGTCACCAGGCAACTGGTATGCATACTTCCAAACGCTACCAGGCGCAGTCACCAGCTGAGCCAGCTGGATCTTTTTCATATTGAATGACCATGGATACATGACCAATGTACTGTCCCTAATATTTGGGTACAGTCGGTCACAGATCGAGCTCTCGTCAGTGCCATCATTAAATGATGTAATTGCTTTAGCACCAATCATCAGGAGCGCGTCAGCGCAAATACGAATACCAGTATCGCCAGCTGCCATATCAAACCTTTAATGTGATAAAGGGCCACCCTTGTTTTACAAGGGCAGCCCTGTGCTTGATACAGATTAGATTAGTCTGTATCTGTTGCGCTTACGGTTGTACCATCAGCGATATCAACAACACCAGCTGCCGAGACTGCATTGACGTAAGTCAATACAAGGCTAGGAGTTGTGCTGTCGTAAACAAAGATAATATCGCCAACTTTTAACAGCGATGCAATGCTGTCAAAATAACTAACGGTATTAACAGTTGCTTGTGTATCAGCTGTTTTATAAAGATACATTGACGGTGCATTACCTGCTTTAGCAGCGCAGACAGTGACCAAACCAGTTGAAGAAAATGCCATGTCAGCCCCCTATTAAGTTTCGCGGCAGGTAAGTTGAACAATACCTTCCGCATCAATGGTTATGGCACCGGCTGAGAATACTTCGTTTACCAGCCAGCTGGTTTTCTCTGCAATGTAGTTGATCTCAGTGCGCATGCCAATACCTTCAGCATAGCCAAGAGCATCGCGGTGGAAAGCAAAGCATGTACGATCCAACGAAGCGTCAATTGCCAAGCCACCCTCAGAACGATCACCCAGAACGTGGAATTGGAAACCCATGTAGGTATTCAATTCGCCTTGGACTAAAGCCTTAACTGTGTTGAAGTCAGACGATGTAACAGTTGACTCAGACAACAGGTTAGACAAACCATTTGCATGGATGATGATATGACGGTTGTCTGGTGGTACATTGTTTTTGTCCATCAGACGCTTAGCTTCACGCAGCTTAGCAATGTTCATGTTGCTGTCAGATGCGCCAATGTCGTTCGACACTGTAAGCGATGTGCCAGATGCTGCGAGTGCGTCCAGGATCAATTGATCTTGGCGGCGGCCCATAGCAGATGCGACTACTTTAACCAACTCAGAACGCTCGTCGAAATTGACTTTAGCCTGGCTGAAAATGTCTGAATACTCAGCTGCATTCCAATCCTGCAAAGTACAGGTAACGGAACTAAAGCCAACATTCAAAGGTGTTATGTCAGTTTGAGCTACACGCAAAGTTGCGGCACCCTTACCAACTTTAGGAAATTTTACTGTACTGCCTTCGACCCCTCTGCGCTGGCGCACTGCTGGAACCAACATAGCCGATGCTTGATAGGCTTGTTTGACTTCAGCATCAAAGAGGGTAACAAAGGCGTTTGATAGAGAAACGGCCATTTTGATACTCCTAGTTTATTGACAAAAAGTTATTTGTCGCGCCGGTATGCCAGATATTCTGGGCCGATTGCTTGTCAGTTACGCCGACCAATCGTCTGTTTCCACAGCGGTCAGGGTTCAATAGATATCTATTGAATAAGCCTAATAGCGTTTTACTCTTGTTCTTTTTAAAATGCAAGCCAAAATCCCCGCCGCAGCGGGATCTTAATTTTATCCAAAAGCCTGGTGAAATAGGCGCTCTACCTTCTGACGGTATGCTGGATCTGATTGGTACTTAGGATCTCCAACCATTGCCTGGAGCTCTTCTTTGCTAGGCATGCCGGTGGTTGGCGTAGATTGAAGCGGCACGCGACCCTCATAAGTCTCGCGCACTTTCATCAGAGCTCGTAGGCCGGTAGCTGTGCCGCCCATAATCTTGAACTCCTCAAATTCATCTGGTGACCAGATACCCTTCTTGACCAAACCTCGACCCCAATCAACCATATCTTTAACCATTGCCTGGCCATTTGGTCCTAGCTTTTGCATCTCCACTTTTGGATCCACCATATCGGCTGACATAACGGATTCTGCTGTGGATCGTAGCTTAGACGCTAGATCATCAAACTGAGCCTGGCTTATTCCATTATCTGTAGCCCAGCTAACCAGGCTAGCAGTCATTGGATTTTCATCAGCGTTCTGAGCGCCCAACACGCTTACATCATAATTGCCATCAGCTGGTGCATTGTGCTGACCCTTGGATATCTTACCTCTTAGGTCTTTCCAGCTTTTGGCCATACCTTCAAGATCTGGCTCGTTGCTGTCTTTTTTCCAGAAATTCTCTGGCCACCAATCTGGACGCTCAAGCGGATCTTCTGGGCTTGCTGCTACGTCAGTGGGATTAGACCTATGTTCTATTTCTGTGTGCTGCGGATTTGATTCTGTTTCTTCGTGTGCTGAAACATTGTCTAATAGGCCAGTGTTGCCACCGGGTTCGACGTTGGTTTCTGTGTTCATGGGTTCCTTGCTCGGTAGATGCGTGCCTCAATTTCCCGAATAATGCTGTTCTGCCCTTCTCGGTAGAAAGCATAATCGGCTGGAGAGCCAGGCACAGCGACAGGCTGCTCCAAAATTGTATCTCTCATGTACTTCATTAGCTTGATACCATCCTCTGTACCAAACACTCGCAGGTACAAACGGTCAGTATCTTTGCGTTGTTGGTCTACATTGCGTATATCTTTGGCCTGGCCAATGGCCTCTAGTTCATCCCAACTCATGCCATCTCCGGTGGTGGCAATGCTGGCTGTC